ATTAGGTGGTATGGGATATGGTTTTGAGAATGACTGGAAAGTAGCTAAAGGCTATAAGTCTTATAAAGAATGCCGAGCTGAAAACCCTAAACATCACAACACTATGACATCATGGAAATATGACCCCTGCAATCTAGCAGCGTACCATGTAAAAAATGTTATATAATTATTAATTAACTAGTAACGACCCGTAATGGAGTTGCATAACAATGGATATAGAAGAAAGAAAACAGTTAGCTGCTAAACGCAGTTCAGAAGTAAACAAAGGTAACAAAAATTCTAGTAAAAAGAATAGGTTGCTTACCGATACACTTAAGCGAAGATTAATTCAAGATGAAGCAAAGAGAGCTAACAATGTTATCAATGCTTTACTGAACAAAGCTGAAGATGGTGATGTTCATGCTATCAAAGAAGTGTTAGACAGAAGTGATGGTAAAGTCCAAACCGATACTAAAATATCTGGTGACAGTGATGAACCATTAATGATTAAAGTTGTTACTGGAATAAATGACAACGATTAACACAGGCTATACTCCCAGAGAACCACAAAGACAAATACATAAGTCTGTTAGGAATAATAGATTTACAGTTGTTGTGGCACACAGAAGAATGGGAAAAACTGTAGGTGCTATAAATCAATTAATACATAGTGCTTTAAATTGTGACTTAAATAGTCCTAGATTTGCTTTAATATCTCCAACATATTCACAAGCAAAAAGAATTGCATGGGATATGCTGACCGAGTTTACTAGACCATTAAAAGCTGTAAACAACATTGCAGAGTTGAGGTCAGACTTCATGGGTCGCAGAATAAGTTTATATGGTGCTGATAACATTGATGCACTTCGTGGTATATATCTTGATGGAGTAGTCATAGATGAGTACGCACAAATCAATCCAAGTTTATTTAGTGAGATTATCCGACCTGCTATAGCAGACAGAAAAGGTTGGGTTATGTTTATTGGAACACCAAAAGGTAAAAACCATTTTGCAACATTGCGAGATAAAGCAATGTCTGGTGAGGACAATTGGAATCTATTAGAATTTAAAGCAAGTGAAACAGGATTAGTAGACCCAGAAGAACTAGATGCAGCTAAAAAAGAAATGGGGGAAGACAAATATTCACAAGAGTTTGAAGTTAATTTTTCAACTCCAGTTGAAGGTGCTTACTACGGAACTATGATTAATGACCTAGAATTTAAAGGTCAGATATCAGACAGCGTACTTCGTGATGACATATGCAAAACATATGTATCTTGGGATTTAGGTATGGGTGATAGCACTGCAATGTTTGTAGCACAAGTAGTTGGACAAGAAATACACATCATAGACTTTTTAGAGAATCATGGTCAGGGATTAGATTATTATATTAGTTGGTTGAGGGATAACCGATACGATACAGCAGAACAGCTACTCCCTCATGATATACAAGTTAGAGAACTAGGCACAGGTAAATCCAGACTAGAGGTATTACAAGAAGCTAGGTTAAATTGTAGGGTTGTAGCAAAGTTAGGTGTAGATGATGGCATACAAGCTGTTAGAAGAATACTACCCAGATGTTGGTTCAATACAAAAGTAAAAGATGCAGTAGATTTATTAAGAAACTATCGTAGGCAATATGATGAAAAACGAGATGTTTTCTTTGATAAACCTGTGCATGATTTTACAAGCCATGCTGCTGACTCCTTTAGATATTTAGCTGTAGGATTAAATGAAACAGATGATGGATGGGATAAACCATTAGAGATTAATAAATCATGGATAGTATAAATGGCATACGAAAATAAAAAAACAGATTCAGAAGACGATAGAGAAATAACTAATATTGTTGAGTCTTATATTAGCGACAGTTTAGGGTTTATTGAAACTGAAACATCAAGAGATAGACAAGTAGCTCTAGAGTTCTATTTAAGAGAACCTTATGGCAATGAGGTAGAAGGTCGTAGCCAGATAGTCACAGGTGAAGTTGCTGAAGTCGTTGATGGGTCGTTGCCACAAATTATTAAAGTGTTTACACAATCTAATAATGCTGTTGTGTTTGAGCCAGTAAATGAAGGTGATTCTGAATTGGCAGAACAAGCCACTATAATGGCTAACCATGTATTTTATAAAGACAACAATGGTTTTGAAATTATGCATGACTGGTTTTGGGATGCACTGTGTCAAAAAGTGGGAGTGGTAAAAGCATTTTGGGATGACAAAAAAGACACAACAAAAGAAAAATATGAGATGCTTACTGAAGATGAGCTGACTATGATTATGCAAGACGAGGAAGTAGAAATCGTTGAGCAAGAAGAATACGAGGAAGTAGAAGAACAAGACCCACAACCATCACTAGACCCAATGACAGGTCAGCCTATGATGGATGAGATGGGTATGCCAATGATGATGGAGACACCTCCAATCATTAATGTTTACTACAATATAAAATGTAAAAGAACCAAAGAATATTCTAAAATCAAGATAGAAAATGTAGCTCCAGAAGAATTTTTAATTGATAAGAGAGCAACAACAATTGAAGATGCTGACTTTGTTGCACAAAGAAAGTTAGTAACTCGTTCAGATTTAATAGCAATGGGATATGACAAAGACCTTGTCTATACATTACAGACTGGGGATGGATTAGACTTTACTCCAGAAAGGGTAGCGAGATTTGGAGATGGTGAATCACCATACAACACTGTTGATGCTAATGATGAATCAATGGAAACAATTGAATACTTTGAGTGTTATGTAAAAACTGACATGGATGGTGATGGAATAGCAGAGCTTCATAGAGTTTGTTATGCAAGTAATAAAATATTAATGAGTGAGGAATGTGATTATGTTCCTTTTCATAGTGTTTGCCCTTTCCCAATACCTCACAAGTTCTTTGGTCAGTCTATGGCTGACAGAGCAATGGATTTACAGTTAATCAAGTCTACAATTACCCGACAAATGCTAGACAATTTATACTTGACTAACAACTATAGAGTAGGAGCAGTAGAAGGTCAGGTTAACTTGGATGACTTACTGACATCTACAGCAGGTGGTGTGGTTCGTATTAAAAATCCTAATGCATTAGTACCTCTAGCCGTACAATCTAGTGCAGGACAATCATTCCCAATGCTTGAATATTTAGATGGACTACAAGCTAAACGAAGTGGAGTAACAGAAGCATCACAAGGGTTAGACCCAAATATCCTTCAGAATGTGACAGCCACAGCAGTTGCTGCAATGAGTTCAGCAGCAGGTGGAAAAATTGAACTGATAGCCAGAGTATTTGCTGACACTGGAGTTAGTTCTCTTATGAAAGGTATCTTGCATTTACTTTGTAAGTACCAAGACAAAGAAAGAATCATTAAAGTAAACAATAAATATGTACCTATGAACCCTAGAGAGTGGGACACAGAATACAATGTCACAGTTAATGTAGGTCTAGGAACTGGTAGCAAGACTGAACAGCTAGGTGTAATGCAAATGATTTTAGAGAAACAAGAGCAGATGCTACAGCAGTATGGTTTAAGCAACCCATTAGTCAGCATTAAACAATATAGAGACACACTTGCTAAATTTGTAAACATGGCAGGGTTTAAAGATGAGTCTGGATTTATTAAAGATGTAACACAAGAGGAATCAGATGTTTTAGCTAAACAACAAGCTGAAGCACAACAACAGCAATCAGACCCAAACACTGAATCAGCTAAAATACTTGCACAAGTAGAGAAAGAAAAAGCAGAGATGAAGATGCAATCAGAAATGGCTAAACTTGAAATGGAAAAACAAGAGCTAGAACTTAAAGTGCAAAAAGAAATGCTAGAACTACAACAGAAACAAATGCAGTTTGAAAAAGAGATGGCATTAAAAGAAATGGATTTAGCACAAAGAGCAAACAATGATGCACAAAAAAATGATTTAAATAAAACAAAAGAAATTATAAATTCTTTAGAAAAAATACAAAACATAACTACACCTAAACTATGACAAAATCAGAAGCATTTAGAAACCTCCTTCAAAGTGAAGAATTAAATACTGAAGTAAAGGAAATGAAAAAAGAATTAATGGATACGATTATTAACTCTGATGATGATGAATCAAGTGTAAGAGAATTGGCTTATGTCAGAATCAGGACTATTAACGAACTCATGACTCGTTTTGAATCTATCGCAAAAGATGATGAGATTAAAGACAAGGCATGGAAAATAATATAGGCATATAGCCTGTATGGGAAAGCCACACCTAGATGGCATAAAGGTAAAGAAAAATGAATGATGAAACCATGACTTCCGATACAACGGAAAGTGGAAATCTAACAGTAACAGATGCGGCTTCACAGATTGAAGGTATGTTATCTGCACCAGAGGACTCCACAGAGCAACCAGAAGTTGTAGAAGAACAAACCGAAGTAGTTGAAGAAGTAGAGGAAACTGAAACTGAACCAGAGGTTGAAGAAGAAGTAGAAGCCGAAGAAGAAGTTGAAGAAGAACCCGAAGTTGAAGAAACAGTTGAGGAAGAACAAACTTTCACTATCAAAGCAGCAGGTGAAGAAAAAGAAGTTACCCTTGATGACTTAAAAAAGTCTTATCAACTCGGCTCTGATTATACTAAAAAGACTCAAGAAGTAGCTGAACAGCGTAAGGTCATTGAGCAAGAAGCTAAAGCTATTATTGAAGCTAGACAAGTTAGAGATGAATATTCATCAAAATTACAAGCAGTTGAAAATTTCTTAATGAGTAACAATGACACTCCAGAAGATTTAGCTGCTATGAGTGAGAACGACCCAATAGGATATGCTAAAGTCGTAGCAGATATGACTTTAAATAAAGAAAAGTTACAAACAATACAAGCTGAAAAGCACCGACTTGCCCAAGAGCAACAATCGGAAAGAGCAAATCAGCTACAACAGTTTGTACAATTAGAAGCACAAAAATTAGCAGAATCCTTTCCAGAGTTTTCAGACAAAGTTAAAGGCGAACAAGTCCGTAATGACATTCGTAACTATGGCAAAAAGATGGGATTCACAGACCAAGAGTTATCTCAAGTCTATGATTCACGTCAGGTAGTGGTATTACATAAAGCAGCACTGTATGACAAGTTAGTAGCAGGTAAAGCTGGTGTTAAGAAAAAGGTAGCGAAAGCTCCTAAAACAGTCAAGGGTGGTGCAAAAGTAAAACAAACTACTACAGATATCAAACGGAAACAAATGAAAAGGCTACAGGAAACTGGCACAGCCAGAGATGCCGCAGCCTTATTTGAAAACTTTTTATAAGGAAATATAAACAATGGCAACATATACAACTTACGTCCCTGAAAATGGGGCAGTCGGACAACGTGAAGATTTAAGCAATACTATCTACAACATTGCACCAACAGAAACACCAGTAGTTTCATCTATTGGTAAAACTAAAGCAACAGCAACTTTCCATGAATGGCAAACTGATGATTTATCAGCTGCTAACACTGATGGTTTAATTGAGGGTGCAGATGCAGCAGCAGCTTCAGCTACTCCTACAGTTCGTGTTGGTAACAGAACACAAATTCAAGGTAAAACAGTTCATGTATCAGGCACACTAGATGTAGTTGATAAAGCAGGTCGTAAGACTGAAACTGCTTACCAACTAGCAAAGAGTGGTCAAGAACTAAAACGAGACATGGAAAAAACTATTCTTTCTAATATAGCTCAATCAGCAGGTACAACTACTACTGCTAGATTACTTGCTGGTATTCAAACATGGTTGAAGACTAACTTCGTAACTATGACTGATGGTGTTGCACCAACTACAGCAGATGGTAATAACACTCGTACAGCAGGTGCTACTGCTGCTGCATTTACAGAAGCTAAACTAAAAGAGTGTGTTAAATCTGTGTTTGAAAATGGAGGTACTCCAACTTTATTAGTTGTACCACCAACACAAAAGCAAGTAGTATCAGAATTTACTGGTATTGCAGCACAGCGTTATGAAGCTCCAAAAGCAAAAGCAACTACTATTATTGGTGCTGCTGATGTTTATCTTTCAGACTTCGGTACTTTATCTGTTGTTCCTGATAGATTCATGACTGCTGATACAACTCCAGATGCAGAACAAGCTTTAGTGCTTGACCCAACTATGGCATCTATTGCTACTCTACGTCCATTCCAGTCACAGCTATTGGCTAAAACTGGTGACAGTGAGAAGCATCAAATGCTTGTGGAATATACACTTGCAGTTAATAACGAGAAAGCACATGGTATCGTTGCTGACTTGGCAGTTTAATTTAGGTTAAACATTATATTGCCCCTTCGGGGGCAGTATTATTTATTGAGAATAAAATGAGACAATTCAAAAAGCATAATACAGATAATGGCTATGTCATAGAGACGAAGCAAGATGTCACTGACATTATTGAAAAGAATAAACAAGAATACAATAATAGCTCAACAAAATGGGGTGAAGATGTCTTTGATAACAAGATAGCTTCTTTACCTTTAACTGTTATTGATGATTTAAATAAGAAAGGAATAATGAGAGGGTATCATGTATTAGACCAAAAGAAGTTCTTTGCATGGTTAAACGACCCAGACAATAGATTTTTTAGAACAAAACAGGGCAGAATCTAAATGGCATTTTTTTCAGACTACACTACACTACAGGCTACTATCGCTAGTTACTTGGCTCGGACTGATTTAACATCAGAGATTCCAGAGTTTATTAGACTAGCAGAAGATAGACTGTTAAGGGACTTACGCATAAGAAACTTAATTAAAGTTGCTACAACTAAAACAACAGCAGGAGATGCAACAGTATCTTTGCCTTTTGATTTTGTGTCTATGAAAGATTTACATATACAAGGTAACCCAACACAGACAGTTAAATTTTTATCTACAAGCAATTTCTTTAGAAATGCACAAACATCAATTTCTGGATTGCCTGACCGATACACACTACTTGGTTCAGAGTTTCAATTTGCTCCAATCCCTGATAGTGTTTACACATTACAAATGGTTTATTTCCATAGACCACCATATTTAAGTGATACTAATTCATCTAACCTTTGGTTAGCTAACACACCTGATTTGTTGCTATATGCATCACTAGGTGAAGCAGAACCATATTTGATGAATGATGAAAGAATTAACACATGGGCAAGTATGTATGACAGAGCAGTCACAGCTCTACGCAAGAGTGATGATGAATCTGAATACCCAGCTCAACCACTTACTATAACAAACTCTTTAAGGTAAATAAAATGTCAGAATTTAGTAATTATTCAGAAAATTTAGTAATAAATGTATTATTGAGAGCAGCATCTCATACAGGGGCAACTACTATTTATGTTGGTTTATATACATCAGACCCTACAGATGGCAATACTGGTGATGAACTTCCATTTACTAATGCTTATGCTAGAACAGCTGTTTCTTTTGTTGCTCCAGTTGATGGTGTTTCGTCTAACATTGATGCAATAGAGTTTCCACAAGCAACAGGAAATTGGGGTACAGTAGGATGGATAGGGATTCTTGATGCAGCTACAAGTGGTGATTTAATTGCCCATTCACCATTAGATGTTAGTAAAACTATTGATACAGGCGATATATTTAAGATTGCAACAGGTAATCTTACAATAACAGTATCTTAATTAGATAAATTAGAGGAAAAGTAATATGTCAACAATAGTATTAAGGTCAGTTAAAGGCTCTCCACTTACCCATAATGAGGTAGATGATAATTTTAATAATTTAAATGTAGATAAAATACAAAGTGGTGATACTGTTGCAGCTTTAACAATTACATCTCTTGTAACTACTAATGATGCAACTATCAACGGAGTTACTGTTGGTAAAGGTCTTGCTAGTGGCTCTCTAAACACAGCATTAGGTGTTAATGCTATGAACGCTATTACATCAGGTAACGCTAATACTGGGCTTGGTAATGAAGCACTAGGAGCAGCAACCACAGGAGGTAACAATACAGCAGTAGGTTCTTTCTCACTTGGAGCTGCAACACTTACAGGTTCTGAAAATACTTCAGTAGGTTCTTCTGCTTTAAGAAATACTACTTCTGGTGCTAACAATGTAGCAGTAGGATATTTAGCTTTAAATGCTAATACCACAGGTACTAATAATGTAGCAATTGGACATAATGCAGGAAAAAGTAATATTTCAGGTGGTGTTAATGTATTTGTAGGTAGAAATGCAGGTGATGCAAATACTACAGGCGAAAACAATACAGCTATAGGTAATAGTGCTTTAGGTGCAAATACTACAGCTTCAAACAATACTGCTTTAGGTTCAAGTGCTTTACTTGCAAATACTGTAGGTAGAGAAAACGTAGCTGTGGGTAAAGATGGTTTAGTTACTAATACAACAGCTAGTTATAGCACAGCAGTAGGTTATCAAGCTCTTTATACTAATAATGGAACAACTAACACAGCAGTAGGTCACAGTGCTTTATTTAATAACACTTCAGCAACTTCAAACGTAGCTATTGGGTCTGCTGCTTTATATTCAAACACAACAGCATCTAACAACACTGCCGTAGGTACAAATTCTTTATTAGCTAATACTGAAGGTTTTAAAAATACTGCTATAGGTCAAGGTGCTTTAGAAGATAATACAACAGGTGATAACCTTACTGCTATAGGTCAAGGTGCTTTAGGAGATAATACTACTGCCAATAATAATACTGCTGTAGGCAAATCTGCTCTGCGTGTAAACACCACAGGAACACAAAACACAGCTGTTGGTTCTTTTTCATTAGTTACTAACACAATAGGAGCTAACAATACAGCAGTAGGTTTTCAAGCACTGCTTGATAATAGCACAGGTGATTTTAATGTAGCATTAGGTAAAAATGCTCTTTTTGCAAATACTACAGCAAGTTTTAATACAGCTGTAGGAACAAATACTTTACAGGCTAATTTAACAGGTAGTAGTAATGTAGGTGTAGGTCACAGTGTTTTATTTAGAAATACTACAGGAGATAACAACACAGGACTTGGTCAAAGTAGTCTGTTAGATAATACAACAGGTAGTAGTCTTACAGCTGTGGGCAAAAATGCTTTACTAGCTAACACGATTGGAATTCAAAATACAGCAGTAGGTAATAATGCTTTAGCAGCTAATTTATCTGCAGATTACAACACAGCAGTTGGTTCTAGTGCTTTACTAGTCAACACCACTGGAACTCAAAATGTAGCAGTTGGTACTAGTGCTTTAGCTACTAATAATGGAACTTCAAATGTTGCAATAGGTATAAGTGCTTCATTAAATAATACATCAGGGGGTAACAATACAGCTGTTGGTGCAAATGTTTTACGCACAAATACAACGGGTACAGATAATGTTGCTGTTGGCTATAATGCTTTATATACAAATAATGCAATTTATAACACAGCGTTAGGTGCTCAAGCTTTACAAGCTAATACAACTGCGGCTCAAAACACAGCAGTAGGCAGGGCTGCTTTACTTCAAAATACAACAGGTCAATATAATACTTCTATAGGTTACAATGCTCTTGGTGAATTAACTACAGGACAACAAAACACTGCTATTGGTAGACTTGCAGGGAGTGCTTCTACTACAGGCAATTACAATACATTTTTGGGCTATTTTGCAAGACCATCATCAGCAGGTCAAGATAGTACTAATGTTATTGGGCATAGTGTAGTAGGAGCGGCTGGATATACTACTCTTGGTATAGGTAATTCCGAAATTCGTGCACTTCATGGCAATACAACATGGGCAGCTGTATCAGATAGACGATATAAAAAAGACATTAAAGATTCAACAGCAGGACTTAAATTTGTTAATGACTTAAAACCACGAACTTTTAAATACAAAAATAAAGGTGACTTACCTACTACTTTTAGAGCTTATGAAAAAGATTCAGATACAGTTTATAAAGATTCAAAAACTCAACATGGTTTTATAGCTCAAGAAGTTAAAGATGCTATTGATGCAAACCCTGAAATTAAAGATGGATTTAAAATGTGGGATAGTCGTGATGATGGCTCTCAAGAAGTTGCAGAATCAGCAGTTATTCCAGTTTTAGTAAAAGCAATACAAGAACTCTCTACAAAAGTAGAGGAATTACAAACTGAAATTAAAACTTTGAAAGGAAACTAAAATGACTGACCAAATTACAACAGCAGATATAAAAACAGCAGAAGCAATAGCACAAGACTATTCTGCAATGCTAGATTCTGTAAACTTAATTGATAAGATGAAAAATAACCCACCTAAAGATATGATGACTGACGAAGAAATAGCAGATTGTATCTCTAGGAATGTAGAACATCTTGAAATTATGTTAACACGAGACTACTGGACAGATGAGGATATGACAGCAGTAAATGCAGCAATCGTTGAATAATTTTAACTAACTAAAGGAAAACATAATGGCAAAAAATAAACAAGAAACCATTAAAACAAATATTAAAATAGATGATGTTGATTATCAATATGAAGATATGACACCTGAACAGCAAACAATGGTAAATCATATTGCTGATTTAGATAAAAAGCTTAATGGCATAAAATTTAATGCTGACCAACTGCAAGTTGGCAAGGATGCTTTTGTAAATATGTTAAAAACATCTTTAACATCTACAGAAGAAAAAGAAGTA